GTTCCTTATACTGTATTAGATCAAGAAAAAAAAACTTCACATTACGATTACAATAATCGTACGAACACACACAAATTTTATTAGAAATGGCAAACAAAGATTTATTCAAGCAAGCTATTGCTGAAGCTAAATCTGTAAGAGAAGCTGCTATTGCTAACGCTAAAGAAGCTTTGGAAGAGACTTTAACTCCTCATCTTAAAGACATGTTAGCTGCTAAACTTCAAGAAATGGATGATTCATCTAAAGACGAAGAAGTAGTTAAAGAAGTTGAAGGAGAGGTAGAAGAAGGAATGGACAAAGACAATAAAGACGAAGCAATCGAAGAAACTTTCACAGAGGAAGAAGAAGAAGTAGGTGCTGAAGACGAAGCTGACATTGATTCAGAAGAATCTGAAGAGGAAGCAGAAGAAGAAGAGGTTGAGGTAAAGGACATGGAAGTGGACGACCTTAAGGACCTTATCCGTGATATTATATCTCAAGAAATGGGAGCTGAAGGAGAGGAAGAAATTCCTGGAGAAGAGCTACCAGTAGGAGATATGGTAGGAGCGGAAGACGAAGAAGAAATTGACTTAGATGAATTACTAAGAGAGATTACTGAAATGTCTGATGAAAACAAAAGCGAATCTATAGAAGAAGTATCTATAGAGGAGGAAGGTATTGAAGAAGTAATAGATCCTGTAACAGTTGGTGCTGGTGTTGCTGCTATATTTGGCGGTGCTGCTGGACTATCACACTTAATGGACAAACTTGAAGCTGGAGAATTTGGAGACAAAGGAAAAAAGTTAGCTCAAGGATTACGTAAAGCAGGAGGAGCTGCAGCAAGCGTTACACAACACAGAAATGAATCTGAAATTTCAGAAGAAGAGATTGAAGAGGTAAGACCTGGATACGCAGTAGGAGACTTCGGAGACCCTAAAGACAATGATTTAGTAAAGGCAGTAATGTTCTTAGCCAAACATGCTAAAAAAGCAGGTAAGAAAGTAGGTGACTTTGTTAAAGATATTGAATTAGGTAAAATGTCTGACGCTATGAGAGAAATTGAATTAGAAGAAACTAGTGAACTAGAAGAAGCTATGACAACTATTGAAGAGTTGAAAGGACAATTACAAGAAGTAAATCTTCTTAACGCTAAGTTACTTTATGTAAATAAAGTTTTCAAATCAAGTAGTTTAACTGAATCGCAAAAAGTAAGTGTTATCGCTGCATTCGATAAAGCCGAAACAGTTAAAGAAGTAAAATTAGTATTCGAAACTGTATCTGATAACGTAGTTGGGAAAACTACTAAAAGTACAATTAAAGAAGCTAAATTAGGAATGGCTAGCAAAGCAACTGGAACAACCGCTTCTAAACCAGAAGTAATTTCAGAAGTAAGCGATGCTGTAAAAAGAATGCAAAAATTAGCAGGAATTATAAAATAAATAAAAAAAAGACAAATTTTAATTATGGAAATTAATCAATTATTAGAAGGGTCTCAAAGTAACTTCAAAAACTTGCAAGCAGATGCTTCTCGTTTAGCGGACAAATGGACTCAATCAGGACTCTTAGAAGGATATACTAACGAGATCGAGAAAAACAACATGGCTATGATTCTTGAGAATCAAGCAAAACAGATTGTATCTGAAGGATCTTCAACTAATTCAGGAGGAGCATCATTCAATACAGCAGGTGGAGGAGAGCAATGGGCAGGAGTAGCTTTACCATTAGTACGTAAGGTATTCGCTCAAATTGCAGCTAAAGACTTTGTATCTGTACAACCAATGAACTTACCTTCAGGACTAGTATTTTATCTAGATTTTAAATACGGTACAGCTAAAGACGGATTTGGAAGTGCTACAAATGACAACATGTACGGAAACGTAACTGAGGCTACTGATAAAATGGATGTAGATGAGGATGTATCAGGAGGACTTTACGGAGCAGGAAAGTTTGGATATTCAATCAATTCAAAAGATACATCTGCAGCAGCAGCATCTTTAACACCAGCAGCTGCTTTATTAGCAGATATTAACTACGATGAAGATTTAACATTAGCAAATTTTGAAAAAGTTTCAATCGCTTTACCTGCAGATGCAGATAAAGAAGGAGTAAGAGCTTTTAGTCTAGCACTTGCTGCTGACAATTCAACCGTAGCAATAATCCCTAAATACACGAAAATTGTAGGCGCTAATGTAGTGTTTGTAACTGCAGTTGACGTATTAGCAGATGCAACTTCATGTTACTTAAACTACCATGCACAACCAACGGATAATACAAGAGGAGACTTTGAAGATAGCGCAGTACCAGCTTCTGGAGATGTTTCTAACTTAGCAATCCCAGAAATTAACGTAGAACTTGCTTCTGAAGCAATTGTAGCTAAGACTAGAAAGTTAAAAGCACAATGGACACCAGAATTCTCTCAAGATCTTAACGCATACCACAGTATTGATGCTGAGGCT